GCTCGGCGGCATGGTTTCGATGCGGGGAGTGCTGGTTTGCGGCTCTTCGTAGACGACGCACATCAGCCCGAAGGCATCGGCGCCGTTGGATGACCAGTCGTGGTACGGGCCAAGGCCGATGTTGCGTTTCTCGTCTTTCTTTTCGTGATACCAGCCGAGGGCGTCGCGCCCCGGCCGCGTCGGGACGTCGTTGAACCAGATCATCGGGAAGCGGCGGCGGCCGGCCTCCACGCGCATCATCGCGGCGCCCGGGCCCTGATTGGGAACAGGGGGCGGCACATCGAAACCAGCCTCACGAAGCGCGCTCTCGTAGGAGACGCTGTAGACGCGGTCATGGGTCTTGCCGTCGTGGGGCAGGATCATTTGGGCGGCGCTGTAACCGCGCTCTCGCAGCCAAGCGATGTGGACTGCAAGCGGCTGTCCGACTGCCTCGTAGTAGTCGAGAACGCGGATTTCACGGCCGACGAACTGGGCAATCCAGATCGCGCAGGCGTCGGCCCGCTTGCCGGTTCCGCCGATGTCCCAGAAGGCCCTGACCGTCATCAGAGGGTCTTTGGCCACGTTGCCGATGCGGCCCTGCGCCTTGGCCTCAGTGAGGCACTTGGCGTAGTACGCGCCCTCGATCACCGAGACGTAGTCTCCTTCCCAAATGTGGGGGTACTGATCAGGGCGTTCCGCTTGGTCGCGCTGGCGGGCACGCTCAAGCATGGCCGGGAATTTTGGATTGTCCCGCCAATTCATCTCGACCACGCGGATCAGCGGGTCGTTGGCGTTGCGGAACCGGCTTTCAACGGCAGCCGTCTTGCGCTTGGGATTCCAGGTCGGCCAAAGCTCGGCGTTCCAGTCTTCGCCCTCCTCACGCAGGGTTGGGATCAGCGTTGACCACGCCTCAGCCGTCACAGGCTCGGCCTCGTCCACCCAGCACAGGAGAATCCGGCCTTTGGACTTCACGCTCTCGATGGAGCGGTCCAGGCCCACGAACGCATAGGAAATGCGCCCGTCCCGGCTCTTGATGTACTTCTCGCCCACGTCGAAATAGGCGGCGAGCGCCGGCTCTTCCTCAATTGCGCGCTTTACCTCCTCCAGCGAGGAATCGTCCAGCGAGTTCATGTACTGGCGAGCACACAGGATGATGCCGGAGACTCCAGCCTCACCAAACATCATGCCGCGAACGGCGGTCATCTTGGCAAAGCTGCGGGTCTTGGCTGAGCCTCGGCCCCCGTAAGCGCCGCGCACGTCGGCTGGCCCGATAAACAGGCTCTTGAGCTTCGGCGGAAGGGCGATCTGGACCGCCGTCACCCGCTGAGATCCACAAGCTCGATGCGGGTCACGCGGATGGGCTGGCTGTCGGCGTCACCACCAACGAGCGCCTGGGGCACCTTGCCGTCTAGCCGGTCGCCGATTTCCTTCAGGGCGGGAACGTCGCCGGCCTTGCCCGCCGCAATCAGAGATAAGGCGAGTTCGTCTAGGGTGGTTTTGGGCTTAGGGGATTTCTCTCCAGCCGGGCGCATAACGGCTAAACGCAGCGCATTGCGCCACGCTTTATCAGCCCATGCGCCTCTTGGCCGTCCCGCCATATGAAAACCGCCAACCTCTTGAGGTGTAACGGTTTCCCATAGGCGTCAAAGTGACATGGAAAAGTCAAGCCCTGCTGCGTCGGCGAGGAGCCAATCTCTGCGGCTCCAGTGCGCGCGGTTCTGGTGGGCACATATCCCAAGGGCGCGGCGGTACTCTCTCACAGTGCGGATTGAGAAGCCAGTGGCGTTCGCGATCTCACTGTCAGGGCGGCCTTGCATCCTCTTCAGTGTATCGGAGTCGGAGGGGGACCAGGGGCGGCGTGAATTGCTCATTTATGGGGTCCTGACCTTTGCCTTGTCGGGGTTTGGGAAGGCGCTGGCTCGCTCGCTGGCGCTCACTCCGCACCCGGCATTGTGAAAGTGCGTCATCCCAGAGCCTGCGCGGCCTGATCCTGCGGTTCGCCAATGGCGACAGAGCGCATGGCGTTCCAGACGGCGAGCGGCGTGCAGTCGATGTAGGCCATCTGACGGTGGCCCGCGCTCATCATCGCGTGGCTGGGGTCTCCACTGAACGCCTCCAGCCGCTCTACAGCGAGCTTCAGCAGGTCATGCGCCTCGTACCCAAGGCCGCCCTTGCGGTCCAAGTTCTGCAGGCGAATTACCAGTTCTTCCGTCGTCATCATTGCGCGAAGCCTTTCTGGTTCAGGGGGATCGGGGTGCGGAGCGCCGACGGCGCGAGCCTGCATATCCGCTGCTCTTGCACGGAGGGCGGCGGCGGTGAGGGCGCGAGCGCCTGATTTGATGTGCGGCTCGTAGTAATCCTGATGGGCGGCCGCGGTGATCCCGGTTCCGCACTGCCTCAGGCTTGCCCGCCAATTCCCCATGCATGTGCTGCCGACATCGACAGTCCAACCCTCCGGCACGAGCGTCACGGCGCTGTCTAGGCTGGTGGTGTAGGGCGGAGCAAACTCCAAATCATACTTCCACCCTTTGAAGAACAGTTGGCTTTTATTCACCCAGAGCCAGACGCTATCATCCAGTTCCCGACTCGGCTCCTCCCTCTCTACTCGATCTGCAAGGGCGGTAAGGGCTTCAGGGGTGGTCATGGGTATCCTTTCGGAGAGCGCGAATATCCCGAGCAATTGTCGCGCAGGTTTCAAGGTGCGAGCCGATCTGGACGCGCCTATCTCCTGCGCTCTTGAGGCGCTGAAGTTTTGCCGCCAGTGCCTCCGCTCGTTGAGCCGCAGCTTCCACCGCCTTGTTCCAAGTTTCCGATTCACTCATGCCGTCTCTCCTTGGGAAGGTTGGGGGGTGCCTGACCTTTGGCGGTCGGTCATTCGGTGCCATCAGTTCCGCGAGGTCGGGAATGGTCGCTCGCTGGTCCGGATCTGCGTTGAGGGCGCCCGGNGCTCCTTGTCGACCCAGTACCAAACCTTGTCTTCCGGCACGCCGTACATGGCGGCCACGTGGCGGATCAGGTCGACGGCCACCAACGCGAAGTGCTGGTGCGTGTAGTCGAAAGGCGGCATCAACTGCGTCTGGACCTTGCCAGCGTCCGTCTGGCTGATGATCACCAGCGGGTTCTTGATCTCGGTCTGCGTGCTCATCGGTCGTGTCCTTCGTTGCAGAACTCGGTGGGTGCGTAGGCCGTCATCGGCCGAGCCTGGATATCCCTCATGCGTTCCCCATGGTCTTGAGAGAGGCGGTCGCGAGCTTTTCCCGCCATGCCGCCAGAAGCTCGCCGGGGATCAGCGGATTGCGGCCCGCGCTGTCAGGGTTGAGCCCCCCGACGCGGCTTGCCACTTGCCCCGCCTCGGATCGTCCATGGGCAGCCACGGGTTGTAGCTGTTGAGGCGTTCGGCCCACTTCGCGCTTTCCGGAAGCCGTGGGCGCGGTGGCCCGTCAGGGCCAGCCGACGCGCTCGCGGCGCGGGTTATGACGGTTCCCTGACGGTTCTTGAAGGTTCGGCTCCCACCGTGGGAGGGGTCAGGGTCAGGTTGGGAGGGGTCGGTGGTCACGTTGGGAGGGGTCTGGGCCTCGTTGGGAGTGGCTGTTCCGGGAGGTGCCGTTTCTGGGAGGGGTTGCTTTTGGGGGTGGTTGAGGTCCATCAGAAGCCTGAACACGTCGCTCTTTCCCGGCCGCGCTTCACGCTCGACAAGACCCATCTCAACCAAACGACCGAGCGCCCGCCGTGCCGTCTTCTCGTCGCATCCGGTGCACAAAGCGAGACGAGCGACGGACGGCCAGCAGCGCCCTCCCTCGTCGGCATGGTCGGCCAGCGCGTTCAGGACGCCCTTGGCCGCCATGTCGCGCAGCAGCATGTTGAACGACCACGTCAGGGCACGAACGCTCACGATCGCCACCTAAGCTCGGCATACTCGCGTCCACGCTCAGCGTATTGCTGGCGGCGGGTGGCGGCTTCCGGGCTCGCCCACCGCGCCTTCTCACGCTCTGCCACGAGGCGGCGGCGCGCCTCGCCTTCAGGTCCCGTCCAATACTCGCGCAGCTTCTCCCCCACCATCTTGCGGGAGATCCACGACTGGTTGCGGGGCTGCTTACGCTCGCTCACAGCCACCACCACACGCCGAAGGCGACGGCAAAGCCCACCATCACCAGAGTCATAGCCACAGGCGGCCTTTCCTGAGTCGCGGGCGCGATGGAAGACGCCAGGAGAATGCGGCGTCGGGTGCTGGCTGAGCGGGTCATGTCGATTCCTCTTGGGCTTTGATTGCGCGGGTGAGGACGTGGAGAAGGTCGGGCAGGTCATCGAAGTCGACGTGGAGGCGCGCGCATTCCTCGCCCGATCCGTTGCGATGATGCTCGACAAGGACAGTCGCGCGCCCGTTCCGCGCACCCGTGAAGCACTCGGCGGTAAAGCGGCCGGCGGTGAAGGTCCTCATGAAAGCCTCACGTCGATATTGTGGACGGACTTCATCAGGTGGCGCTTGATGCGGAAGGCGTCGGTCTGGCGGCCTTTGGCGTCTTCGACGACCGTCTTTCCGTTCTCATCGACGTATCGGAAGTCGGCGTAGTCGTCGGTCGCCTCGTGCCGGCCGCAGTAGCAATTCCATTCCGCCTGCGCCGGCTCTACCTTCTGGCGATCAAGGCGCGCCACCTCCTCGGCCGTGTACGAATCCCACCGCCGCCCGTCGTCGTCATGAACGGTGCAGCCCATGTGGAAGCGGCATCGACATTTCGTCACGCTCCCCTCCCCTGCGCCGTGCGGCGATCAAGGAAGGAGGGGATCTTGGGCATCTCAAGATCAGTTTGGGGTGC